AAGCATTTCACCTCACCATCGTTTTTTGCCCATGCAATAGTGCAAATATGCCCTCGGCCACCATCGAACGATGATTTGCCGAATAGCTCCTGAGCGGCTCCCTCTGCGCTCTCTGCATACCATTTATCGATCGACTCCGGTTTCTTTATAGATGCCGGTGGTTTTACTTTCCCGAGGCATCGCTTGAGATATTCCGGCGATTGGCTCGGAATTGTCTCGAGATCGAAATAAACAAAACGCTCCATCACTTCTATCCTTTCATTTCTGCGATGCGCTTTTGGGAAATATTAAAGTATGTTTCATCCAACTCAATGCCGATAAAGCTGCGGCCAAGACTCTTAGCGGCCACACCAGTTGTGCCACTGCCCATGAAGGGATCAAGCATTGTGTCGCCCTCATTCGACCACGAAATGATGTGGTCTTGCGCGAGTGTCTCAGGAAACATTGCGGGGTGGAACCTTTTGCTGTTCGATTTTTCTGGGTGAATCATCCAAACGTTATGTCGTTGTCCAAACTTTTTGATGGTTTTTATCCCCTTTCCGTGGCCCTCTTTTGTGGTGCCGTCGCGCTGCCTCACTGTTTGATGATATGTAACACCATAATGCTTGTTTGGCCTATCCTTTATGGGGTTGAATGTTTTTGGCCGACCTAAAGAGAGAACAAACATATATTCGAACACTGGGGCATATGATGTTTTAAGAGCGCCAACTGCTGTAAAGTTTCCTTTATTCCAAATCATCGTATCGTGTAGATTAAACCCGCTTTCCATCGCCCAAAGAGCCTGCTTAAAAGATGTCCCAGTTTCGCTACCCTTAATTTTTGCGTCAGAAACGACCCAAACAACGACACCACCATCAGACGTAACTCGGTGCAATTCCTTAATCACGCCTTTCCAAACGCGCTCACCCCATTGGTTATTGTTTCCGTTGTAGGTTCTCAAATTGTCATATGGCGGGCTGGTAACAGTCAGATCAACGCTCCCATCAGGAATAGTTTTCATCAATTCCAAGCAGTCGCCATGCATAAGTCTAACGCCACTCATCCGATTGATCTCCCCGCCATGATTTCCCGCGCCATAAAAGCGAATGACTCGAGATTCATAAAAATCAGACCATCATCATTGAGGCCGATTCCGGTCATTGCTGCGATGGCTTTCCAATCAACGGCCACCATCACCGGCTTGCGATCGAACTTATAAATCACGCAAGGCAATTTATTTGAGGCTCGAGCGGCATTGTTTGATTGCGTCCACCAGGCTTTCATAAACTCGCCGCCTTTGTATCGCTTGCATTCGATCGAGAATGGGAAATCCGGATCGTCGGCAATGAGATCGGGTTGATTTGCCTGGCGTTGCTGCTCGAATGGGTTTCTCGAGAATTTGATTCCGAGCAAATCCTCGAGGAAATTTGCAACATCTCGCTCAAACCCTGCGCCTTTTGTTTTGGGATTAACCATTGGAACGATCCTGATCGATTGGATCGGGCTGATAATCCGGAACTTTGATGCCGTATTTTTTCAAGCCATCGATGATGAATTGCTCGGCATGAACCGCCATTGGCACCCGAGTGCTTTTCTTTAGGTGATGCAAGGCATCATGCACATCCTCTCGGATAACCATCATAAAATTTGTATAAGCCATGTTTTTCCTCTTTGCTGCTCGCCCCTAAACTAACAAAAATATATCTGAGATCAATAAAATATTTCCGAAACCTCTTGCAAATATATTCGGGGTCTATATTCTAGCGGCACGAACCAACTGAATAAGGATTGAATAAAATGCAAAAACTAGCTCAACTCCGCGCTCTGATGCGCGATATGGAAAACAGCCTTGGCATCATCGGCGACATCATTGGCGCGATCTGCCTATTCATTCTCGGCATCGGCCTCTTTGTTTTTGTGCCGTTGATCGCGGGGTGATTGGTATGGATTTATTCACCCGCGTAAAAACCCGCAAGGATGAACTCGAGGAATCGGCTTTGAAGTTCCACCAGGAAAATCCGAATGTGTGGATTTTGTTTGTAAAGTTCACCCGCGAAATGACCTCTCGAGGTTTCAACAATTATTCGGCCTACGCCATATTTGAGCGCATCCGGTGGGAAACCGATGAGGCCGATGTCGATGGCAAATCGACGTTCAAAGTAAATAACAATCACCGGCCATATTATGCGCGGTGGTATATGCGAGCATTCCCCGAGCATCGAGGTTTTTTCCGGATTCGGGAATTGACCAGTGAGAGCGAAATGGCAAAGAATTTACCTGATCTCACTCCAAAGGATTTTCCATATGTCGATCAATAGCGATGGAAATGTTGAGGCCATTGATTGCCCCGAATGCTCGGGATCGGGTGAAGTTGAAATCGAACGCCATCGGCCTCATTCTTTCAATCGTGATGTTGGGGTGATCGATGTGACCAAAGGCGAATGCGAAACATGCGCCGGAATTGGCGCAATACCAAAAGAGGATGAAAGCGATGAGTGAAAAAAAGAATTATTCAGCGCCGGTGGTGGCATCGGGTTTTTGGGTTGGGTTTGCGATGTTAGTGATTGCCTTTTGGGGTGAACCTGATTTGCGCGATGTCTTAATCAAGTTCCTCGAGGCCAAGAGTTTTAATTAATCAGTTTTCTTTCTGCCTTGAAAACTGACAACTTCCCCGCCATTTTTGGCGGGGTTTTCTTTTACGCTCTCGAGCAACTTCAAAACCAATTCGAGTCGCTCCGATTCCGGCAAGAAAAAATGAATAACCTTTTTGCCACCGCTTGAGATTAAAACCTCTCCATCGTCGGTGACATCGATCTCATTCACTTATAACCAACCCTCAACGTGAAAGCATGGGCAAGCCTTGGTTGCATAATTCGAGTGACCTGTCACCTTTTCGATCGTCGGGAATTTGGCCTTATATTCCGCAATTAGGTCGCGCAATGCTTTCTCTTGCGCCGGGGTGAAATTATCGAGAAATGCATCATCAGCGCAACCGCCACGGCCACCAACTAAGCTGACGCCTATGGTTGTCTTATTGTTGCCCCGACAATGCGCCCCTGACCGCTCTACTGGCCTCGCATAACCTATTTCGCCGCTACGATGCACAACGGCATGATATCCGCAATCTGACCACCCGCGTTCCTCAACGTGCCACCGAGTGATTTCTTTGACCACATCCTCAACGGGTCGATCCGCAAACCACTTAGAATTGGTGGCCGTGCAATGCACGACTATTTCGTCGATCTTTCTCATTTTGTTAAGCCTTTCTGTTTTTCATATGTCCTCAACCCGCCAATGCCCAACATGCCGCCGAGAACAGTTAAAAGCGTTCCCATATCAAATTCAGGCAATGGTGGAATCTCTGTGCCTGTCATCGCTACAACAAAAAGGGCAACAGGCTGACCAATAAAATGCCAACCAAAAGCAAACCCACAGACCCAGCCAATGAAAGGACGCCAGCCACCTTTAAAAGTGCTTCCACTTGCTGCCTCTGCTTGGTTGACCGATATCTGAGCGAGGGCCAACTCTTGCGCGTGTCGATCCGACATTGTGGCAATCTCGTGTGCGAGTTTTGCTCTCTCGTCCGCATCTGGAATAAACTTGTCTAAAAGACCAGTGACGGGTGCTATTAATTTATCAATCATTTCCTACTCATCCATGCCGTTGCGCCCATAAACGCCCCCACAATACCCGCTCCCGAGATATAAAACAAATTAGAAATATCACTTAGAGCCTTGATCCGATCAACCGGCATTGCAAACATGGCCACCGTAAAGACTCCCATTCCGATTAATGTCCACCGGGCAATGCGTAATTGAGCCAAATGTTTTCGGGATTGATCCTCAAATTCGCGGATTTCTTTGGCCTTCTCGATCTCCGAATCGCTTACGATGCCATCGTGATCGAAATCATATTCATCCAACTTGCTGTCTTGCTGCAATTGCTTCTGAGCCATTTTACACCTCAATATTTACGTTTGCGCCTTGCGGCTTGGTTGCTTTGGTTGCGCCGCCAAATTTGTCATATGATTTGGAAAGTTCGAGGCTTTGCTCTCTGAGCGCCTCTAAGCGCCGGTGATTGGCCCGATGCTCTTTTTCCACCCTCTGATCCGTTAAGTGCGTTTCGATCGCCTCACGCGCTCTCGTTTGCTGATGGATGTGGCTGGAAATATCAAATGGCATTTTGCCAGCGCCTTGAATACCGTCAGCCATTACCACCACCCCGCGCCAAGACCGGTCAACCATGTGCCGCCGCCAATAATTGCCGCCAGCATAACCAGCAATAAAATAAGCAATAAGGTTTCAAAGAACGCCGCTTTGCGCTCTTGCTGCTTATATAGCGTTTCCTCGCGCTCTTTCTTTATCTTACGGCGTAGCTCAACCATTTCGCGCCAAGTGCCATAGCCAAAGCGATTGTTCAGCATTTGCTGCAAATCTTTTTCTTGTTCTGCCAGTTTCTTTTGGTGAATGATAATTTGCAAAGCTTCTTGCTCCACAGAGCCAGACGAAAATAGCTTGGTAAATATTGGCGGGTTTTTGCGTTGCTGTTCTGCGCGTCCCAGATCAGCGGCGGCTCCATACCATTTGCCAAGTTGACCGGCCACATCCTCAAGCTCACGCCCGGCGTAAACCAGTTTCTTGACCATGTTATAACTAGCAGTTGCCGCACTGATAGCCGTTATTGGATCAATCATTTTTTTATGCTCACCCAACTTGGACAAGCCGCCGATGGCGAGATTATAACACGGTGAGGATAATGATAATACCTCTTTGAAACAGAATAAGGCGCGTAATATATACACGCCTTGTAAAGACCGCCGGGTTGAGAATGCCCGAATGCGGCAAAAGATAGATAGAGAATTATCAACCCATTTTTATAAGGATCGATGCCAACATTATCACGATCGCACCGGCAATCGAAATCATTATGGTTTCGATGCGCTTGATCCGAATAATGGTTTCGCGCCACCGCTCATCGACTTGAGTTTCAACTCTAGTCACTCGAGGCTCAAGCGTGTCAATTCTTTCATGCGCCGATGATACTGTGTTTCTTGACATATATCACCTCAAGGCTTCGTCGGCCAATCGTCATCGGCCAAATCTGGCCAATTCGCATGATTCGGTAAATTTCTCAAACTTGTTCTGTAAGTTTGCCAAAGTGTTTTATCCGAATCGCTCAATGGTGAATCTGGCATTTGCGTCCAATCTGATTCGACCAATAAAGAATCTCTTTCAGATCGATGAATCTCCGGTTTTAAATTATTGCGTTCCGAAAGCATTTCAGCATCATACGCATCTGAATCAAAATCTGGAGTCCAAGGCTGTCCATCCAACATATGTTTCGACATTTTTTAAACCCTTCTCAACTGACGAATGCGACCATACATGCCACCGCTGGTTTGAAATCTAATCTTTGTGACTTCTGATGATGTGTTTGGTGAGTGAATCATAAACTCGCGGTGATTTGTCGAATGCGTTCCAAATCCCGCCCAATCCGCGAAAGCTGTTGGCTTTTCTGAACTTCTTTGGCTGTATCTCATAACTCCGTGAAATGTCATATTGTTTAAATTATATTGAGCGATATTGTAATATGTACCCGGCGGAGACGAACTATTCCCGGCAAAATTTTGAAAACTTGTCGAATTATATGGGAATCGGTGAATTCCATAATAAGTTGTCGTCGTGCTTGCGCCCACAAAATATTGTAAGCCCAAAGCACCACCCCCCGAGCCGTTTACCTGCATTTCTGAAACTTCAAAAATATACTGATAATCGTGAACAACGGTGAAATCCGCAGTGGTTGTATTTGTTAGGTTTGTATTAGATACAACTTCATATGCCCCCGCTGGTGTTGTCCAATCCAAAACTCCAGAGCCATCTGTTTTCAAAACTTGATCGGCATCGCCATCATCTGCCGGTAGTGTCAAAGTATAGTTTGCCGACAAAACCGATGGCGATTGGAGAGCCACATATTGCCCACCGGCAGAATCTTCCAATCTCAAATCGCCTTGACCGCTAACATTTACTTGCGGCGATGTAATCTTGGTCGTGAATGTTGGATCATCAACAGATGCCTTTGCATCAATTTGAGTTTGAATTGCTGAAGTCACGCCGTCCAAATATCCGATTTCGGTTGATGTCAACGTTCCGGGAATGCCATCCAAAGCATTCAATTCTGTCGCTGATACTGTTGCACCATCAAGTGCAGTATTAATTTCTGAGGCTGAAGCTGTAAGGCCAATATTAACCAATGCTCCAGCCGCTGTTGTTGCCCCGGTTCCGCCCTCGGCAATCGTTACAAGTGCGGGCAATGTGAAGGCATTGACGCCCCCGATGTTTATATTCCATGACGAAATCGTTCCAGAGCCTTTTGTTCTAACAGAATCGACAGTCAACGTTGTTCCGCTATAGGATGTAACGATTGCATCTATGAAATTATCCGATGGATTTGCGGCATCTGAAATCCTCAAAGGCGTTCCTGCGGCATATGGTTTTGATGCCGCAACGGTGAACGTTTTTGTTCCGGTGGCGATTGTCGTGCTTGTGGTCGATGTTGCTTGATATGTGTTCGCCGCATGAGTGACGAAATCCTCAAGAGCATCCGGGAACCCATCAACGTAATTTAAACCCTCAAAATCAGCGATTGTATATGTTCGACCATTCAGTGTAACTGGATATGACATTAGATAAGTTCCTCAATTTCGATTCTGCGGCCGTAGTATGTTAGTGCAGAATTAACGATCGGCGATGTTGCTGCGATCCTACCATAAATATTTTGCGTTAGCCATGTTTCGCTGGCGCTTGGTTGTGGGATTACCAAAACATCTTTTGAAATTCCCTTAACTCTGTCAAGATCATTGAAAATATTGCCCATTATCTCCGCTTCTGGCAAGTTTATCAGATCAAAGCGAATGCGACGAAATTTCTCTACTTCATCCACAAAAGTTTGGCCGCCTCTGGATTTTGTGACGCGGCTTTCATCTATAAACTCAAATTCAACGCCGTTAGCATAGTTCACTGTCGGCTGGTATTTTGGCCCGGCAATGACTCGACCCGCTTGCAAATATCCGTTTGAATTTGCTGTGTCAGTAATGTCGATCCGAACATATCGACCGATTTTTGAATCTGGCAAAAGCGAAAAAACGCTTGCGGTGTAAAGTGCCGCTTCCGACTGGCTTGGTTTGCTTCCCCAATTAAAGACCCCCCATGGTGACGCGCCGAAACCCTCGATCGGCGTCCAAACGTCAACTGTTCCAGAATCATACAAAGTTGTCGAAAAATTGGAAACGGCTGACAGCCTGAAACGTATGGTTGCCGATGTCGTAAAATTGTGTGCAATCAATGCGATCAAATCCACAAGTTGGCTCGATCCAAAGTCAATATCGATTTGAGCGGTTGTTTGTGAATTTCTCCAAACCCTTACAATCTGCAAGTTTTGCAAATTAGTAACCGGCAATGATGAAACCTCATTATCAACCGTTATAGTTCCGCCATCGGCATGATTTGTCGTAGAAATGATAATATTCTCGGCCATATTAACCCCACAATTCCAATTCCACTTCGTTCACCGCCGCATCCTCGGTGATCGATATGACTCGAAACAATTTGCCGCTCGTTAAATTATAACGACTAAAAGTGATTTTTACTACATCATTCAGTTTCAAAGTATAAGGCAAAGACTTCACTCGAATTCTATAAATCTCGCGTTGCACCTTATAGAGATTTAATAATCTTGTTGCCTCAGTCGATGCCGGTGATGTTGCTGCAAACAATGCCGGGATAGCCAATGTTTGAGAGTTTGGATATTTGGTGACAACGCCGGAATCGGTATCGACCTCAAACAAAGCCTCACGCAATAAATAATCTCGCTGCGCGGTGGTTACTGATGCGCCGAAATCCGATTCATTCATTACTGAATTGTTTTTCTTGTAATCAACCGTCACCCGATAATTGGGAACCTCTGACGCCAATCTTGCAAGCTCAATGATATTGGTTGAATCAAACTCGGCATCGGCGGTGCCTGTCGCAACCTCGATGCGGCCAAGAGTGAATTTACCATCACGATCAAACCCGTAAAACGCGCCAACAGTGTTCGCCAACTCATCAAGAACATCTTGCATTTTGCGTTGGTCTTTTATGTAAACACCAACCGCCGATGAGTTCGCCGTTTCGATGGCCGTAAATGCGGCGGTGTCTAAATCACCAGGATCGGTCAACCCACCATAAGTTGTGACAATCTCCCGAATGATTTTACCGGCTGATTCGATATAAGTTGAACTCGGCTTTGCGCCTTTTATGTCGGCGGTGATTTTTCCAGTTGGATCAGCAACCAAAGTGATGCGCCCGTTCGCTGTATCGACCGTGTAGTTCGTTGTTAAGCTCAACGCGACCCCGCCTTGATAAACCGCAACCACGCTCTCTATGGCCCCATTGTGCACCTGATAAACGCGGTTTGTCGGATCAACCAACACCGGCTCAATATTAAACACCTCGCCAAAACATAGCGGAATTGGTTTCCCTTCAAGGTTTGCCGATCCATTGTTGCCGCCGGTTCCCGCATAAAACACATCCGGGAAATCAACCGTGAAATCATCTTGATTGTCGCGCAAGATTACTTTGACAAACAAATCATCAAATTCAACCGCTTTGGATTCACCTTTAAAAATTGTGTAATAATTTGAATATCCCGAACCCGCCTCACCGATCTTGATCTCAACCTCGCGGCCATTCCAAGCATAGTTGGCATAATCATCCAATTCGCCATCGGCGTTAGTCAAAACCAAGTTCCCGAATCCCGGTGCTGAAAACCCGCCGATGCGACCTTGCGAAAACATAGTTCGAGTAAATGAAATCGGCTCAACCAATCTTGGCTCAAAGAACTGGTTTGCCGGTGAATCCGTTGGCTCGGTGATAAAACCCTCACCGGAATAATAAAGAGTTTCAATGGCTGATCCGCTCAAATCATATGGCTTTAAAATGGCCAAATATTTGAGGTTTACGTTTTCCTTTGAAACAAGATCGATCAGTGCCATTTATGTTCGCGCTCCAACCAACTGGCCACCGGATAACACTCGGGATAAATCTCGGCGCAATGCCTTGATTTCCTCTTTCATGCTATCAACCGATCCAATTAAATCACCGGCGGTGCCTTTTATCGGCGCAACCGTTCCGTTGCGGTTTGGAATAAATAGCTCCGGCCCCATTTCACCAACCCGAACATTGTCGCCGCCTCTAACATTTGCCCCGGTTCCCGCTGCCAAGAACGGCGCAGCGTCATTGTATAAATTTGAAAATCGATTCGCTCGGTCTTGTTCATACGCGCCACCCGCCGCCGACATATCGCCCTTGACGCCCATAATACGATCGGCAATCCCAGCCGCCAGTTGATCTTGCGCGATGTTCTTTGCGAATGAAATGCCGATTTGCTGCGCTATTGATGACAATGAACCACCGCCAAGAACGCCTTGCCCGAATGCCGTTGATATCCCGCCGGTAACTGATGAAAGAAAACCACCACCGGCGGCAAGCTGTCCTGTGATTAAGCCGCCAACACCGGGAAGAATTAAAGGCGCAACCATTGCCGCAATCGAAAGCAAATCTCCGCTGACGATTGAATCAACCAATCCTCGAACAGCACCGCTGATTGCACCGACAACGCTTTCAATCGCGCCAACAACGCTTTTGACAATATTGCCGATCACATCAACAACCTTCTCAATGATATTTTTGATGCCCTTAATCAAACCACCCAAGAAAAACCCCGGTGTTAGTGAATCCATCATCCCGGCATCGATCGACATTCCACCACCGTTGCCGCCAAACATGCCCCCCGGCATTTGCCCCGAATTTAACGCATCAAAAAAGCCGGTTCCGAACTTGGAAACGCTTGATGATTTGATAACATATTCGCCGGATGAAACCCGAGCTAAAACATCATCTGCCCTTGGCCCCCCTGAGCCGGGAACCAAACCACCATCCGCAAAAGCAAGGTTTGGAAATACTTTGCCTAAGAAATTCAAGCCAACTGAAATCACCGCTTTGGCCGCAAGATCGGCAAGGCCGCGTTTTATAGCGTCGATGAATGTTCCGAAACT